GCACCTGAGCGGCTGGCACGCGCACCAGTTGGTTGTAACCGGCGTTCAGCGACGACGCATCACGCGGATGCGACAGGTACATCCAGAACGCCACGCGTTTTCCGCCCGGGGTGAACTCGATCCCGGCGCGGATGATGTTGCCGTTTTTGGTGGTCTCGAACTTGTCATGGGGAACAAACTCCGGCGCTAGTACCTGGAGTTGCAACGGCACCGCCAGGCCCTCATCCAGACTACGGGGTCGCAGCCGGACAAAACATTCGCCTGAAGTTTCGACGGTGCGAGCGACCAGCGCCTGCTGACCGTTGAAGTCGGTGCGCTCATCGGCGTCCGATTCGTCGACCCAGTCATCGTAGAGTTCCTGCAGCAGTTTACGCAGGGCTTCATCGTCGGTTTTCGGTCGCGGCGTAATGCCGGTGCCGATCAAGTTACTGACCCGCTTGTCGATCACGTTGAAGGCATACGGGTCATTGCGAACCGCTGCCCGTGAACGCGACCGCAGGTTACGCAGTGCCGGGGTGTTGATGCTGTTGATCCCGTTGTCGGGAGCATCCCAGCCAGTGGATCGGCGCCCCTCTCCGGCGCCTTCATAACTGGCCTTGATGTTCGACGGCAGCAAGAATCCGTTACGGGTCAGCGTCGGATAGTGGCGGGCCATTAGACTCCTTTGCCTCCGTGGTACAGCCGAACCACGCGCGAACGCGGCCCGGCAGCGCTGATCAGCGAGGAGCGGATCTCTTCGCGAGCCTTGAGCAGCTCGTCGACGGTGCGGTACTCCACGGTGCGGTCGGTGTAGCGCACGGTTTTCTCACCGCGAGCGATGGCCGCCTCAACCGCGTCGAGGTGCTTCTGGGTAAATGACATATCAGCGTCTCTTCAGGTAACCGCTGGTGGAGCTGCGGCGTTGAGGTGGTGTGGCTGCGGGTCGCGATTGCACGATCGGAGCAGCGGGTTGCGGTGCCGGTTGCGGCGTGGCGGCAACTGGAGCGGTGTCAGCGACGCGCTCGCCTTGAACAGGCTTGATGCCCAGCGCGTCGTCAAACAAACCGGACTGTGCCAGCGACTGACGCACCCGCTCCCAGTCATGCTCCTGATAACGGTTGATGCCTAGGTAGTGCGCCATGGCAAGGCAGTACACCATCAGGTCGAGAGCTTCGTTGCGCTCGGCTTTACCCTTGATCCATTCGATACGTTTGTGGCCCCGGATGTAGCGGGCAACCTTGCGTTCTGCGACGCACTGGGCGAAGAAATCGTCCGGCAGGTCATTGGCAAAGTGCAGCGCACCTGGCCCGGAAGGGAACGAATAGCGGTTATAGATCCAGTCTTTTGCCGTGTCGGTGCCGACGAACCACAGCTCAGCGCCATTGCGTTCGGTCTGCCCCTTCCAAGTCACATCGACCATTGACGGACGCTGAGCGATCACCGGCCTCCCGGGCTTGCTCGCTCCCTTGATGGCGAAGATGTTGCGCCAGCGACGAACGCGGCAGAACTGGTAGACCTCGTCGGTGTGGTGACCGCCGGAGTCGACACCGGTTGCGAGAATCGCCAGCCCGATACCGCACGGATGCCGATAACGGGCCTTGAGCTTTTCATCGAGCACCGCCCAAGTGCGCTCATCCGCTGGATCGCCCCAGATCACCTGATGATCGACAACCCAGCGCTCCATACCGACGCCAAAACCCATCACCATCAGTTCCAGGCGGTTGGCCTGGACGTCGACGGCACCGGTCAGCATCAGTACACCAGCAGCCATTGATCCGAGGCTGTACATCTCCAGTCGCGCCCGAGCAATCAACACCTCGGCTTTCGTTTGCTCTTGGGCGCTGTCCCAAACCTTCGCCAGACGGGTGTTGTAAAACACCTGCATTGGCTCCAGATCGCCTTTGGCCTGGGCCTTCTTGGCTTTCTCGAACTGCTTGGCCAGCGACTTCCAATCCATCCAGCCGAGCGGCGAGTACAGCGCATTGAGGTTGAAGCCCACCGTTTCGCCATCACCTGCGGCATGAGCGCGCCATTCGCCGTTGGAGAGCATCTCGCCCTTGTGGTACTCCTCGATCAACACGTCACACTCAGGCCCGGCGCACTGGTAGTGCACCACGCTGAAGTCCTTGGAGTAATGCAGCCGCTCCCACTCCAGGGTCTGCATGTGTCCGCAGCTTGGACACGGCACGTAGTAGTAACGCTGATCACTACCCTCGAACAGGTCAGCAATCCGCGAAGCGCCCTTGATGGTTGGTGAGCTGGAAAAGTAGAACTTCGCATTACGACCAAAGGTGCTGCCCCGGGTTTCCGCCAGCTCGATGGGATCGCCCTCCTCGCCAATATCCACTTCCCAACGGTCGATCTCGTCGCCGTAAACGTAGCGCGCCGACAACTCCGATAGGTTGGCTGCCGAGCCGGCGGTGGTGACGTACAACGTACCGCCCTCGAACTCCTTGGTGTCCATGGTATTACGCGAGTCTCGCGACCGACTGGACGCGACGCGCTCACGCAGCACCGGTGTGGCCTTAATCGTTTTGCCGATACGCGATGACACCCGTTTGGCCAGGCCCAAGCTTGGCAGCAGAGCCAGAATGTTGGACGGCGCCATATGGATCAAGCCGCCAATCCAGTTCAAGCCGATCTGCGTTTTCATCAACTGCGAGGCCACCATGGTGACCACGCGCTTACACCGATGCGACGGAGACAAGCATTGCATTGGCTCGCGAGCATAGGGTGTCCGCGATGTACGGTATTGACCTGGTTCGGCAGCACCGGTGTCACGCGGAATACGCATGTACTCATCGGCCCACTCATCAACCCAAAGCGCTGGCTCTGGACGTAGCCCACGGTAATACGCCTCGCGGTACACCTTTGCACCGTTGGCATATTCAGCAGGCATAGGTTTAACTCGTGGTAGATACAGCGTGAATAAAGTCTTCGGTGGAGATGCGTTCGGCATCCTCAAGCGCTCGGCGGATCTCATTCGTCAGGTGTTTCTCGATGTCCCAGGCATCAGTCATTACCGACAGTTCTGGGGCCAGCTTGGGTGGTAGGCCCAGCAACAGATCGCGAACCATGCGACCCGATGCGAAAGCGGCCTCATCAACGACCGATCGTTCAACCAACTCACCGTTCGCCTTGCGTACTTCGCTTTCAGCCTTTTCAGCTTGGGCTAGCGCAAGCCGGGTTCGGGCTTTTTGATAGTCCGGCGTAGCCGTGGGAACCGCGCCCGAGGATGCGTGTGGAAGTACCGGTTCATGCTCTTGGTGAGCTAGAACCAGCGGAACTTTACCGAGGGAGTTACTACGGGCGGGGTCACTGGTCATCGCGAGGTATTGCTCACTAGCCTCAACATCCACCTTACCGTCCAGGGTCAGAACAAGCCGCCCTCGCTGGACCAACTTACCGACGTATTGGCGGGACCAGCCCTTACTAGCCGCATATTCCGTACGGCTCAAAATGGTCATGTAAACCTCCTGTCAACCTAGGACTGTCAACCGCTGTCAACCTCTGTCAACCAACGTGGTAAACCTAGCCGCTAACACTTTCCCGCGGGTTTCCGACCCCGTGTCCTTCAGATACCCCTAGGGTCCCCGGCGGTTTTCGGCGCCCCAGATCGGTGCATCACCCCTGTTCGCCCCCGGCGGGCGGGACTTCGCAGACGCCCAGCCGCTTGGCGGCCCAGCGTTCGTACAACCCGATGGCCACATCCGCACCGGCCATCGCCGTGAGGCATCCCAAGGCGCCTGCCGTCCAGATCGACATGCCGGCGGCGATCATCAACATCATCGCCGACACTCCGCAGACAATGCAGGCGCCAGACCGAAGTGCCAGCCGGCGCAACAATGCCCAGCCTCGCGCCCCGTCCTTGTCGGCTCGCCACATCTCTCCCGATACGCCACCGACCAGAGCCAGGACGATCACTAACCAGATCGGCATCTCTGCCAGCGCTTGTTGCTCGTTTGTCATCGCCAACCCCTAAACGCAAAAACCCGGCGCAATGGCCGGGTTTGGTGGTGGGTGCCTGCCGCTATCTGCGGTCGCACCTATCGAAGATGACTACTTTTTACAGGTCGATTCCGGTGGCAGCAACCCTGTTTTAATGCCACCCGGTGAATAAGTGGGTAACGCAGGGTGAACGCCTAGCGAATGTCGGCGAATACACTACCACGGCATTCTGTTCCTGTGGCGGTGTCCCACACGTCCCACTTTTCAGAATTGAAGTAGGACACCTGAGAGCGCCTAAATTTGGGGCTTCGCCCCACTGTCCTACTTATCTTTCTACTTTCTCGTGTAAAGGAAGAAATTTAAAGAACACGCGTTCGCGCGTAAGCGCGTACTGCTCGCCCGCTCCGCTTACACGGGCGGGAGGTACTTCTAAGCGGGACGGTGGGACAGGCCAACAACGACAAGGCCCGCACCTGTCCCACTGCATAGAAACGCAGCGAGACAAGGCGGGTCAGTGGGACGACAACAGCGGAAGCAATGCTTGGGGTCACGCAGCCATCCCCATCATCACACCGAAGATCTGCAGATGCGCATCGTGCAAGCGCTGGTAATACGTGTCGCGGCCGCAACCGCAGTGGGCGTACCGCAAACGCATATCCACATCGTGCGTGCAGTAATGCTCACGCACGACCGTCACCAGCTCGGGCGCGAGATGCTTGTTCACGATCAGTTCCATGTCCAACGAACTCTCCAGCGGCGCACGGAAGGCACGTCGCCCTCTGATAAGTTGCCCGTTGCTCTCCATCATCATGGCAACCATATTCCCCCCAGCCAGTCCCCCTTTCGAATGTTCCGAGTGCAGCTCCTGCGCCCATAACCGAAGCAGCGAATCGATCTCCTTAATCATCGAAGCAAGGCTCCTCAAACGTTTCGCGCTGCAACGCCGACGCACCGCCCCACCCAGCCGGCTTCTTGTAAGCCCAAGGCCGCTGTCCACTCTTCACCAATGCAGGCAACCGAACCCGCCGCCAACCCAACCGATGCATGATCGCGCCGACGCGCATCTGCTCAGGTTTGCCCCAATGCCCAAAGTCCAACTTAAGCGCATTGGCCAGCACCTCGCTCCCGGTGGTGGTCTCACCGATCTGCGACTCTTCCAGCCAGGTGAGAATCGGCCCTTCCCATTCATCCACAACAAAACGCTCGTCCTGCTCTTCGCCGAACATTGCAGCCTCATCGAGCGTCACCCACCAGAGGTCGCCCGCGTCGTAGCAGAACACCGCCTCAGCCCACAGGTGATCGCGCATCGAACGCAACAGCTCCAGATCGACCTTGGTACACGCGACCGGCCAGTAACGCCGGTTGCCTGTGGCATCCTTCAAGTACTCGTCCTGGTTGGTCGTACCCACGAAAACACACTGGCGTGGCACATCCATCGTTCTGCGGCCGTAGCTCTCGCGATAAGTGTCAGTGGACGCCGAAAAGAACTGCTTTGCCTTCGTACTCTCAGCCTTGTTGAAGCTGTCCAGCTCGCCCAGCTCGACGATCCACTTGCCCCGAATCGCCTGAAACCCGTCCTTATCGCCCAGCGCAAACGGCGTGTCCATGAACCACTCTCCGCCGAGGATGCTCATCGCGGTGGACTTACCAGCGCCCTGCGCGCCCTCCAGAATCATCACCGAGTCAGCCTTGCAACCTGGCTTCATCACCCGAGCCACGGCCGACAACATCCAGCGCTTGCCGACCTTCGACGAGTAGTCGGTGGCCTTAACTCCCATGACTTCGGTAAGCCAACTTTCAAGCCGGGGCACCTGATCCCACTGCAGTTTGCGCAGGTACTGCCGCACTGGATGAAACGCATGGTCATGCGCAACCACGCTCACAGCCTCGATCACATGCGAGGCCTTGACCCGCAAGTTGTACTGCTGCGCGAGCCACTTCATCACCCGCACATCATCAATGTCCGCCCAATCGCCGGTGCCGCCACCATAAGGCGCCGCACGCAGCTTCACGATCTTCGAACTGAACGCGCTGTAGCTGATCACCCCGGCCCAGCGTTCGTCATTGGCCAGGATCAACTCGACGTTCTGCATGTGCGCAATCAACGTGCCGCTTTCACTGCGGGCCAGCATGTCCTTCCAGCCACCAGCGGCCGGCGGTTTGACCACCGCCAGCACCTGACGACGCACCGCTTCCAAACCTTCCGCGACATGCAGGTCGTTGAAGTCGGTCCACTTGGCTTCCCGCTCTCCGGAAAAGATCGGCGCGACCACCTGGCCACCGACAATCAACGCGGCGTTGTTCGCTTTCTCTTCACCGGGGTTCCACGCATCGCCATTCGGCTTCGTGGTCTTCCAGTCATCATCTCGGCAGATGATCAGCGGGCAACCGGCGAAGCGCTCGCGCATGGCCTTGCAAACCACCAGCAAATTGCCCGCATCAAACGCAACGGCCACGGTCAGTGACGTGGCCATATGCAGACTTGCGCCGGTCGCGTAGCCCTCACATACCAATACAGGCTCGCCCGGATCCGGGTGCGGCCCGATCAGATGGAAAGCGCCCTCCTTCGACATGCCGTAAGGCCAATAGGACTTATCCCGGCCGGTGTCCTCTTGCTTGGTCGAGAACACCACCTGCAGGCCGACAATCTCGTCACGCACATTGCTCATCGGTACCAGGAACGCACCGGTGCGCGGCGCATACCGAACGCCGAAGCCAACAATCTGCTTGCGATCCAGATAGTCGCTACGGCCCTTATCCGGCATGCGCTTAAACATGCCAGCCGCCCGCTTCGCTGCACGACGTGCCGCATTTGCCGAGATCTCAGCCGCCCGGCGCTTGGCCTCCTCCTGTCGAGCGCGCATAACCTCGCGCTCTTCAGGCGACATCCGTCCAGCCTTGACCTTGATCTTCTGAGACTCGCCCGAGCGCCAATCACCGAACGCACCGAAAATCAGCATCTCGCCTTTCTCGGTGCGATGCTCATGGGCGATGTACCAGCCGTTCTTTTCCTTGCCCTTGTCCTGCGCCGTCTTACACCGGGTGAGCTTACCGAACACCAAGGGTTGCGAAGGCTCAAGCCCGTAATCGGCGAATTGCCCCAACACCTCATCGAGCATGGTGTGCCCCCTTCAGCTCCACGAGAGAAAGGCACCCAACACACTGCGTACAGCCGGGCTGCGCCAAACGACGAGCCTCAGGGATCGGGTCATCACACGTTTCGCAGAACAGAAACGAATGCGCCACCAAGGCAGGCTTGGTGGCGTTGCGTGCAGCGAGCGCTTGATCGATGCGCTCTTGCACCAGGTCATTTGCAAAATCTGCGATGTCAGCCACGATCAACACCCCGCGTCGTCTGGTTGACATACGTGGCGCGGTTGAACAACCCCAACAGCCCCTGAATCCCACGGAACACCTGCAGGCGGATCGCGGCAAGTTCCTCATCGGAAACCACCCCGTCGCCAATGCTTTTGGCCCAAGTATCCGCCAGATCCGCGACCTGGCGGAAGTACTCGGCAATGCCGGTGGTCAACGTCTCGGGCATATCGTTGGTGTACGCCTCGGCCAGCTCCTGCCAAATCGTGTCACCGACCAACGCATGTACCGCATCCAGAATGCGGCGATCCTTGGTCAGCTCCAGAATCTCACCGAACTCTTGAATGTTCACCGTGTGGCTGGGGTGGGTTGGAGAAAGCTTGTGCTGAAGGGTGGTCGCATTGCGGCCGGTGGTGGCGGCTATGGCGGCGGCACCGCCGGGGTAGTCCCGGGCAGCATGGTAAAGCGCGAGATCGAGCGGCAAAACTTCCCGCTGCGCCCGGTCTAGAGAGCTCAGAATGATACGGCTCATGGCATTAATCCTTGTAAGTTGCCAGTGCCGCGCGGCGTGCAGTAGTGATACATTTGCCGCGTGGCTTGAAAGGGCCCAAACGCCGGCTAGATCTTCGGGATCGATACCGGCACCGTGCCGGGGCGAGCAATCCGTTGCTCACCCCTGGCGCAACAGCTGCCGAATCTGTGGTGGAAGAGGCAGCAACACCAAGGCTTCCGAGCCTTGGAAAAGCGCGATAAAGAGAAGTGGTTGCATGTGGTGTGCCCGCCTATCTTTATCGCGACCCGACAGCGCTGTGGTGGTGCGTGCCGGGAGGAACTGGGCGGCCTATCGGTCGCCTTTTTTCTTTCTAGGCTGCAGCTTTCTGAGGAGCCGATGCGGTCAACAGCCAAGTGGCTTGGAACACATTGCCTTTCTGTTGAGCTGCTGCAGCCAGCAGCTCAGCGTATTTGGTTTCGCCGGTGTAATCCGTTCGCGGCAGACTTGCTGCCTGCCGCCATTTGTTCAATGCCTGATAGCTTCTGTTGCATACCTTCGCGGCGGCCCCGATGCCGCCTACTGCTTCAAACGCATACGCGATTGCACTCGGAAAATCTGCGGGGTCCAACATGACAACCTCCATTTATCAACTTGCGGTTGATGTTATAGATCAACTGACTATTGCGCAACCTTTATGAGACTCTCAACTCATGGTTGATAGAAATTCTCTCCGCGCAGCTTTTAGCGAGCGCCTACACGAAGCCCTCGACGATGCCGGCGTACGCAGCCGGGGTCGTGGTGTGGACATTCATCGTCAACTGAAAAGTGTTGGGGTGGACAAGACTACGCAGGCAATCAGCAAGTGGCTGAATGGCGAAGCGATAGCTGAGGCCGATAGCATGTCCGCGCTCTGCTCTTGGCTCAAAGTTAGGCGGGAGTGGCTGGAGTATGGCGTGCTGCCGAAAGAGCAGACAGGTGAAAGCAACGTTCGCAATATCGCTATTGGTGACGGAAGCAACGTAAGTGCAATCAATCAACGCTTTGGCAAGGTTCCTTTGATCTCCTGGGTTCAAGCTGGTGCGTGGTGCGAAGCGATTTCAAACTTTGAGAATTATGACGCTGATTCTTGGCTGTCTTGTCCAGTTCCGATCAGCAACAATGGGTATGCCTTGAAGGTTCTCGGTGACTCGATGACCAATCCTGGCCCTGGACGCAGTTATCCAACAGGATGCATTATTTTTGTAGATCCGGAGGCGGAAACGAAGACTGGGGACAGAGTAATTGCCAGAGTCCCACGAACTAATGAAGCAACATTCAAAGTTTTAGTTGAGGACGCCGGTCGGCAATTTCTCCGTCCAATCAACCCGCAATACCCAATCATTGATATTACGGAAGAGACACATATCTGTGGAAAAGTAGTCGGCTCTTTCATCCCAGAATAGGATTTCAACCCGGGCTACCAAGGTACTATCCAAAAACTGCTTTACCCAATAAAACTTCGCGATTCGTTTTTGTTCTCAATGGGTTGAGTTCAGCAGCAAGTGAATCTGCCAACTCTGTGCATTCAAGAAATAGCGCAGAAAGGCCGCCATATTTGTCGTCGTGGTCAAAGATTTTTCTCGTAAGATCAGGTGTATCGAGATCTTCGCAATAGCTTCTGTTCATAACCATGAAGCGTAGTTTTTCCGCAAGAATAGCTACCAGCCCGAGCTGATTATAACTAGGGATAGCCAATTCATTTCGCATAACATAAGCAATGGATAAAACATCAAAACTATTCAGCTTCTTTAAAACATCTCCTTTTATACCTTCTGCATCAGCCTGTAAATTTTTAATCAAACGCACAACACGCTTTAGATTACCATTCACCTGCAAATCGGCATCATTTATCAACTTCCTGTTCAAAAATGGAAAATTCCTGATTAGAACCGAATTTTTTTTATCGAGAATCTGCACGCCTAGATTATGATCTTCTTTAGTACTTTGATATGCGATCGTGTGAAACCAAGCCGCAGGCACAATATCAACTTGTCTCGCGAGGCTCCCACCTTCGAGAGATATCGCTTTTGCACCACTAACATCCACTTTAACTGCTGGAAAATTCTGCGCTAAAATATCTTCGGATCGTGCACGTAACTCACCAACTATATCGACCATAGGCCTCTGATCAGTTGCATCAGGATACGGTGACGGTTGAACATACGGTTGTTCAACCAAAATCGTTTTGCTCACTAACACCAACATATCTACATCTGAGTAGCCTTTGATATGTACGTCTAGACCAACGGATCCTTGAAGGCGTGTATCAACACTAATATTTTCGCCTAACAAACTTTTAGAGAGGCTGCTGGCAACCCTTTCGCCCTCCCTGATAGAAATTTCAGTATATGTTGTATCGACTGCGGTCATGGCCCCAACGGTGTATTTTACAGCCTCGGACTCTCTGAGCGCCTCGAAGCTTTCAGACTTCCGAATAAACTCCCGATTTGAAGCTGTACCTGTTACTGAATCAAAAGCCTCATTAAAAACGGCTTCCGAAGGCCCTTGCCTACGCTTCTTTAGTGATTCAAGACGAGAATAAAAGTCCATTATTTTACCTTCCGTTTCATATCAATGACACCAAATGTATTACGGCCACCGTGGTTAAAATATTTTATTTTTCCGACAGTCAATTCTTTGTTTAATTCTGCCTCGCAATATCCTTTATGAGGATTAAGTTCGTGCGAGCTTTCTATTTCCGGATCATTACTATAGCTGTAACTCAATAGCCAACCACCGAGCGGACTGTGCCTTTTCGCCAAAGTAGCCGTATAGCTCCAGCTTTGGCTCTTGTCGGTCTTTAAGTGTATTAAAATCTGTTTCCAGTTCTGAGTTATTCCTATCTCACCCTGCCACTCGAAACGGGTTTTACCCTCCTCATCCAAGGTACGCCCCTCGATAACCCAGTTGCCACTGATATCCGGGATATCTAACCACTTCAGTTTCCATACCCAGTGATTGAAGAGCCAATGGAGAACAAAGTAGATGACACCGGTTGTGATAGTCGCGCGGCCAAAAGCATCCCATCCGGTCAACTGATTCGCGTAGATAAAAACTTGCGCCAAGCCACCAGCAATTAGGATAGCCCCCGTCCCAAGCCATCGCCCAATTGCAACCCTGTCGTGTCCAAAAATCGCGTAATCGTGCATAGAACAGCTCCTTTGCCTGATGACCCCACATCGCATATCGCCATGCTTTAGCCAGTATGTTGATAGACGGGGCCATAAATCAAAACATCAACCAAAGGTTGTTGACATTGCGCAATCGTTGGTTGATATTTGTTTCACTCTTCCACCACAGAGCGAGACAAAACCATGCACACCACAGCAACCCTGCATGTTCACCCAGCCGCTGCTGATCCCTTCCGAATCTTTGAAATCCGTCGCTTAGCACGCATTAGCGGCTGCGTGTTTGTCACAAGCAAACCGAAGCAACAAGAGCGCCCTGCCCCCACTCCATCCAATCCGAATGGCGGAGGGCACGCAGCATGACAAAGTACAAAATCGACAACCGTACCCTGCAGCTGCTCAATGCCCAGGTCAACCTGACCGAGACCTTCAACCATGTACTCCGAACAGCGCCCAAGCGCGAGTGCTTGGCGTTCCGTCTGAAGGCTGAACGTGGCACGAAGGAAAGCACTTTCGTCGTCGAACTGGGCAGCGAACGCCACACGCTGACCCTGCAAAACGACAAGAAAATGCACCTAAAGCTGGCCGACTTCATCGAAGAGATCGCTAATGGCCCGTTCTACACGAGCAACACCAGTGAACTACTGCACCGACCGCACGCAAGCCGCGAATACGGCCGCTTTGAAGTCTCGGACAAACAACGCGTGTTCGAATTGGTACGCACCGGCGGCGTGCTGAACCTCGACATGGGCTTCGACTCCCCCCTAATCATCGCGCTACACCGCACTCGTTCACGCTCAGGTGTCACCACCATCCTGAGCATCGGCAACACAAGCCCACACACCCGATGCTTCACCGTGTACGGCAGCGATGTCGAGATCTACGACATGGTCACCGAGTCCATCAACCACCTCGCTGCAGCGGCCACCCCAGCCGCGCACGCGGCATGAGGGGGACGCCATGGAACGCACCCTCGCCCAGGCCGCAACCCAACTCGGTCTAACCCGGCCCAAGCTCATCGCTCGCATGCGGGAAAAAGGCCTACTCACCGAGCGCAATCTGCCGGCCTACCCCAACCGTGACCGCGACTACCTGCGGATCAAGGACGGCCAGTGGTACCACGACCAGCTCGGCATGCAGTACAGCCAGTCGACCAGGGTGAAACAACCCGGCATTCGCTGGCTGGCCGAACAGTTAGGCATCGATCTGCCTGCCATCCCGGCAGACAACCGTGACGTGGCCTAGGGAATACGCCCGCCAGATCATCGCTATGCGGACACGAGAGGAGCGCAACGCCGCGCTCCTCGAAGTGCCCGAACATCTGCGCGAGCTGACCAGAACCCACTGCCTGAATGCCTGGAACCACCCGGCTCGAAGACAACGCAAGGAGGCTCAACAAGGCCATGAGTAACACAGCACAAAACCCGCTGCGCCTACACCCGGCACCGGAGTCAGCCACCGTCGAGCTGCTCTTTCGCACCTTCGGAGACGTTCTGATCCCGCTAGACAGAGTTCGCGAACGCTACTTTCGCAACCTCAACGAGCAATCGTTCGCAGCCGAGATCAGCAGCGGCCGCATCCAGCTACCAATCACCACGCTGGACACCAGCCGCAAGGCACCGAAGTACGCCCACATCCGGCACGTCGCCTCACTGATCGACATCCGCGCCTACAAGGCCGACGAAGACATGCAGCGACAGCAGGACGACACCAACGAGTAACACCCACAAACCGAACGGCTGCCACCACCAGCCGAGGACATCATCAGGAGCACACCACATGACTGCAGTTCAAATCTGCGCGCTGATAGCAATCGTCCTAATGACCGCCGGCATTTACTGGCTCGCCTACCGGAACGGTTTCAGCAACGGCCTCACTGAGGGTTATGCAGAAGGCTACAGCGAAGGCATAGCCGTTCAGAGCGCCGACAAATCTGAAGAGATCCGCAACCTCACGCTATCGCTCAAGCAGGTGGAAAACAAACACGAGCAACTCTACGACTTTTACAAACGCGCCGTAGAGGCCTCGCAACTTGGAGAACCTGCACGCATCACCCTGCTGGAGATTGCCGAGAAACTGCGGATCGCAGCCGAGACATTCGCCGCCTTCCGCACGGGCAAAAAACTCGAACGAGAAACCCGCGTCCTGCGCGACCAGGCACTCGCAATCGCTGCACTGCTGGAACCGACAGATCAGGAGAGCGCCGCATGAGCCAGGCCTACTCTCAATCCCACACCCACCGTAATCCGGCTCACGCCTCACCAGCGGCTGTTGAACCAACACGCAATCAAACCTCGGAGGAAAGCGGCATGCAAAAGGACCAGCACAACACCCAATCCACGCCCGCTTTGCTCCGCGAGGAAACCAGCGTCGACACACTAGAAACAAACAGCCTCTGCTGCGCAGCAGCAGGCATTATTTCTGCTTCCAGCACCTCCACCGAGGCGCTCATACCCCACGAAAAGCTGCGCGAGGCAGCCACACCCAATGCAACGCTAACCGCTCAGAACCGCCCGCCCGCGCAGCCTGCTGAGGGGTATACGACCACCGAGGAGAACGCCAATGCTTAAGCGCATTCTCAACCACTTCCACATGTGCTGTGGCCTGGGCGGTGGTGCCAAAGGCTTCAACCGGGCCAAGCCTATCGTTGGACACATCCAAGCCGAGTGGCGATGCATCGGTGGCGTGGACGTAGATCCGGCCGGCTTGCGCGACTTCGAGCGACTGTCCGGTGTCCCTGGCACGCTGATGGATCTGTTCACCCGCGATCAGTACACCCGATTCCACGGCAAAGAGCCGCCCATAGGGTGGGACGAAGCGAGCGCCGACGACTTGCGCCGCGCTGCGAACAACCTGCGCCCCGATGCCGTGTTCATCTCCAGCCCATGCAAAGGCGCATCAGGGTTGTTATCGGAAACCATGAGCCTGACGCCGAAGTATCAGGCGCTGAATGAGCTGACGCTGCGCTGCATCTGGCTAATGTGCGAAGCCTGGAAGGACGACCCTGTATCTCTGATCGTGTTCGAGAACGTGCCACGCCTGGCCACTCGCGGGCGGCACCTGCTCGACCAGATCAACAAGCTGCTCAACCACTACGGTTACGCCGTGGCTGAGACCACACACGATTGCGGTGTCATTGGCGGTTTGGCACAGAGCCGCAAGCGCTTCTTGCTGGTTGCTCGTCACGTCGAGAAAGTGCCACCGTTTCTTTACGAACCGGAGAAAAAGACGTTGCAGACTGTCGGCTCAATTTTGGGCCGCATGCCTCTCGCCGGCGATATCAACGCAGCCGGACCAATGCACCGAGTTCCAGCACTTCAGTGGAAAACGTGGGTTCGTCTTGCCCTGGTAGAAGCCGGCAAGGACTGGCGTAGCCTGAACGATTTGGTCATCAAGGACGGCTATCTGCGCGATCTGGTGATCGTGCCTGGATACCGCGCCGGCTATATGGGCGTACATGACTGGTGCGACACCCCTGGCACTATCGCTGGTCGCTCAAGCCCAACAAACGGTGCGTTCTCGGTCGCAGATCCCCGTGCAAAAACCGGAGCCCTCCAGTACCAGCAGTATGGCGTTCGCCGCTGGGACGGAACCACGGGCGCTATCATCGGTGTGAAATCGCCCGGGCAAGGGACTTTTAGCGTCGCAGATCCACGGCCGAACTGGAAACGGCACAGCAACAACTTGGCTGTCATGAAGTTTGATCGCCACAGCTCCACCATCATTGCCGGCAGAAAAGGCGTCCAGGGTGGACAACTATCGATCGCTGATCCTCGTCCAGGAATGAAACGACAGAAAGGCGATGCCTACCTGACCGGCGGGCACTACGGCGTTGTTGGTTGGGGGAATCAAGCGGGCGCAGTGTCAGCAAGCGCTCGCCAAGACAATGGCAGGTGGTCAGTTGCGGATCCCCGCATGCCGGCGGCGGATGATCGACTGACCTGCGTGATCGAAAGCCTTGATGGCACTTGGCACCGCCCATTTACCACACTGGAGCTGGCTGCACTGCAGAGTCTGGTCGAGCCGGAAGAACAGTTCGAGCTGGATGGCCTCAGTGATCAAGCATGGCGCGAACGGATCGGTAATGCAGTACCGCCGGCCGCAGCTGAGGCCATCGCACACGTTATGGGAACCACTCTTTTACTGGCCGAGGCCGGGGAGACTTTTATGCTCAATAACATGCCGGTCTGGGTGCGCCCAGTTGCCGTAGGACTGAGTGTGAGCGAGATGGAGGCGGCAGCATGAACACACTTTTTTTGCTGATGGCTCAGTACAACGGACAAGCTGTAATTCCACTCGACCGAGTGTGCGTTGACTACATGAATTTAACTGTGGAAAAGTTTAAACGCAAAAGACTTGATGGTGAAATTGACATCCCAGTCGTTCGCTTAGGGGCAGACACTCAGAAGGCAGCGCTTGGAGTCCATTTAAAAGACCTCGCTGACTACATTGACCGACAGCGCGATAAAGCAACTCGGGAGCAGAATCAGCTGATGGGTAGAAAGGCGGCATAAACATGCCAGGGGGAGACCACCTATACTCCCCCGTCATGTCATGTTTTTTTATGTTGGTTATCCATGGCGATGCAGAAGAATCCCCAAACAAAGCATGCATAGAACCAGAAATTATTCACAGAGGAAAATTTCACGAAAACCTCCTCAGGTGGAAACAACCCCAGTAGTCCCAGCGTAAAGAAGCACATCCCTGAAAGCGGATAAACAAGCTCATTCCAGTTCGTATGCAAGAGGCCTATAACACCGTTGAATATCGACCCCCAAAGCGCCATCCATAGCGTTTTCAAGACAACAACCAAAAACGTTTGAAACCAAGCAATGCCTAGACTGCCATCCCAGTTGACTCTAATAAATACTGACTCATCAAAAGACACCACTAACCCGGTCTGCATTATGTACGCAACAGCTAGCATGGGCAGTGCGAATATCTTCGATAAGTCCTGAAGATTCTTTAGATCAGTTATCTTTGGAGCCAAATCAGCAGCCATCACCACTTTCCCTATTTTGATTATCCGTTCACACTCAGCCATCACATGGTTGACCTGGCCCACCAAATTTCAAGCCAACTAATTCAAGTAGACTTCACACACAACTCTATCCAAGGCCACTCTTTAAATTTATCACCACGTCCCCTCAAATGAGTGTACCGGCGCAGCGAATTCCAATCCCGATGACCGGAAACACTCGATACCCTAGGAATGTCCCAGTCCATCTCGAACAGACGACTCACCCCTTCGTGCCTTAAATCATGGAAGTGCAGGTCCTCAATCCCCAGCAACGGGCATGCCCGCGTGAACGATGCAGATACAGACCTGGAGTTGTACGGGAAGATCTCTCGCTCGGCCCTGGGCATGCTCTGCAGGATCGCCCAAGCTTCATCCGGCAAATGGCACCACACATCGTTGCCGATCTTCTGTCCGGGGTTCTTCATGTCTCGCACCAGGACGGCCTGCCGGGACTCGTCGATATCATCCCAGCGGATCCGCGTGATCTCCTCTTGCCGGCGCGTCGAGAAGAGAGCAAACGCAATCATCTTCGGCATGTTGATCGACTCAGGTCGACGTACCTGCATCTCGAAAAAATGCACCATCAACTTGTCCAACTCGTCGAGCGTCGGCCGACGATTACGCTCCTTGCTCTTGCTTACCATGCCCAGCTTTCGCAACACCTTACGTGCGTCAGGCATGGCCAGCGGATCCACCTCGTAGCCCCATGCCGGCCTCGCCACGGATAAAACTGCCCCCAGGTGCGAGAGATCATTGCCAACCGTCTGCGCCTGGACGCCGCCGCCTTCCTTGCCCATCCGCCACTGTGCAAACTCCACCAGCTTCTGGCTGGTCAGGGCCGAGTCGTCGAGGTCGCCCAACCAGGTATCCTTGATCGCCTTCAACGTCGCGTTCTTGGTCTTACCCAACGGCCTGATCTTCTCGTACTCGTCCAGGTACTGCTCGATCATCTTCCTGATCGTCACCCCCTTACGGTTTGCGCGCTCAATCGCACCAGGCTCAGCCAGCTCCGTCTCACGCCGTTTGATCCAAGCCTGGGCGACCTGCTTTCGGTCGAAGGTTTGGCTTTCCTGATAAACTGTGCGCCCGTCCCGATTGATCCGTATCTGCGCCGTGTAGGCCGTCGAGTTGTCCTTGCGCTTGCGTGATGTGATCGTGCCCATTTCCAATTGCTACATTGCCGAATTTGCTTGCTACATTGTAGCAAGCAATCTCAGAAAACAAGGAAAAATGGGTAAAAACCGCTGTATAAAAGATCAGTATCAATGAATTTCGATAAACCTGAAGCGCCCGTAAACACTAGCCATACCCGTTCCGAGTCGTCTCACCGCTTCAGTGTGGCACCGATGATGGATTGGACCGACCGCCACTGCCGTTTCTTCCTACGCCTGCTCTCCAAGCACGCCCTCCTCTACACAGAAATGGTCACCACCGGCGCCCTCCTCAACGGCGACCACGACCGCTTCCTGCGTCACAACGAAGCCGAACACCCACTTGCCCTGCAGCTCGGCGGCAGTGTTCCGCTGGACCTGGCCGCCTGCGCCCGCATGGCCCAGGACCACGGCTACGACGAGGTGAATCTGAATGTCGGCTGCCCGAGCGATCGGGTGCAGAACAATATGATCGGCGCGTGCCTGATGGGGCATCCGCAGTTGGTGGCCGATTGTGTGAAGGCGATGCGTGATGCGGTGTCGATTCCGGTGACGGTGAAGCATCGGATCGGGATTAATGGGCGGGACAGTTACGAGCAGTTGTGTGATTTCGTCGGTACGGTTCGGGATGCGGGGTGCACAAGTTTTACGGTGCATGCGCGGATTGCGATTCTGGAGGGGTTGTCGCCGAAGGAGAACCGCGATATTCCGCCTCTGCGCTATGACGTGGCGGCGCGGTTGAAGGCGGATTTTCCGGAGCTGGAGATTGTTCTCAACGGCGGGATCAAGACGCTTGAGGCCTGTCACGAGCATTTGCAGAC